TGTATGCCTCTTGCTGGTTTTGCAGTAGCACGTTGCAGCTAAATCGCGGCTCACCATCTACAACTTCGCCACAATATGCTGACGCTTTTTGAAAGCTATACAGGTCAAGATTGCTAGCAGTATCAGAAGCGCCGGTAAACGTTCCTGCAGCGTCTTTAGCCCGCTCTTCTGGTGTAAGAACTTGAGAGCCTAATCCGTACCTAGTGGATGTCAACAGGTCATAAAGTATGAACGGGGGATCTGTTGTCCATTCTCTAGTTGTTTTTAACGTGCCGTTAAAAGGAGTGCTGGAATCGTATTGCAACGAACCATCGCTTTGCACTGTTGCGTTGTGCGGAATGCGAACCTTGATGCCGCGTATTTTGTAGCTTCGCTGCGGGATGCTTGGGAATTGTTCAGCGTTGAATTTGAAACCGACAACAGCACTGTTTGGATAGCGCGTTTTCTCGCCAACCCTTGCCGTAAAGTCATACCAAATTAAGTCATCATTCTGGGCTAAGGTGTCGCTGTTAAATTCCTTGCCAAGACTTGTAATGCGAATATCAACAGGAAACGCAGTTCCAGCTTGTATTTTTGCCTCATCAAAAACGATCAGATGCCTGCGCTGGTAAAGGTCAGGGGAAAAACCAATATGGGTAAAACGCCCATTTCCAAGGAAATTATTTTTCTCATCGTGGTCGCCAAAACCAACCCGGTTGAAACCCCCACCTTGGTATTGAATTTCGATTGAATAATCAATACGCACACCCCTCAATCTGCCATCATCTTTTGAAACCGTCATTTGCGGGGAGCCAATCGTCACCCGAACGCTTGTCACGTCTGTATCAGTGATTTGCCTGGTAACACCTGTTGCGGGGCTGCCATCTAAATAATCAAAGAAACCACCGCTTCCGGTGTTTGTGCCAATGTCACCGTTTTTAAGAATCTCGGCGTTTACAGCTGTAGTGCTTTGGTTGAGGATGCCAATGTTCTCAAGAACCGATTGGGTCTGCGTGCCTAACCGGCTCTCAAACGTGGCATCACGGATGTCAAAGTTGAGCTGTTCGACAATGCCCGCATCATTTTTTGTGCTGCTACTTGTGACCGTTGCCGAGGCACCTAGGACCGGCGTGTTATTGAAAAACGTGTCTTTCAAAGATGCAAGGTGGTAAGCATCTGTACCAACGGTCAGCCCACTTGCAGAAGGGAAGCCTTCAATTTCCCCCTCGCTTAGCAGATCAACGATCCTGGCAACTTGGCTTGAATTGAGCTTGGTTTTAATGCCCATGTCAGTTGCCCTCTACGTTCAGACCGGCCGATATAACAACACTACCGACGATCACTTCGCCGTAGGCAATCGGGACAGGGACGCCCTCCCTGCCAACGTTCTGGATACCGGAAAAGCTTTTGTTCGTGCGTGGATCGTTGTCTATCTCAGGCGTTGGGACAGTTGGCGACAGCAAGCCGGCAACACCGACGAGGGCTAATCCAATGCCGATGTTTCCAGCCGCTGCCGCTGCAACGACAGTGCCACTAGATCCGGCCGCAGCACTAAATCCAGTAGCGCCAAAACCCAAAGAGGCACCGCCAGTCGTAATCGCCGTCGCAATCAGCACAGCCCCTAAGGCAATAAACGCCAGATTTCTAAACAGGTTGGCACCAGTCACAACAGGGATGATCCTGATGTCATCGCTGGCTGTGAGCGGATAGCCAAGCTGGTGCGGTGATTCCCCTAGCTCTAACGTGTGCGGGCCAACAGCGACTGTGTAGTGCCCGGCGTTCATGATTGAACGCAGCTCAGGAAAGTTGCACAACAAAAACCGAATCGCCTCGGCCGGTGTCCTTGCAACTGCCTCAAAAACTTTCTGACCGCAGTGCTCCGCCAGGTGCCCATACAGCCTGATTTTGCGAAGCATTGCCGTCACTCGCCATGCCCTTTGATTCTACCGACGACTCAAGGGTCGATCTTTGCCCAGCTTTGATCTTCCATGCCATAGATAAACCACGGCAAACCGTATTGAGTGCAAGCCTTTTTGTCTGGCTCGCTAGGCAAGGCAGGCGCACCAGGGTGGCTATGGACAACCGCTAGAACCTTGCCAGTGTCCTCAGCGGCCGCGTAACCCATCGGATCGAGGATGAACATGTCATCCTCATCGCTCAGGTTCTTGCACGGCCAGTAGTGCTCAGCGCCGTCAAGGACGACAAGCAATCCGCAAGACTCCTTTGGCGCTTCTGCCTCAGCGTGCTGCACCGCTGCTTTTTGCCAATCATCCATTAGTTGTTGACGCCCACAGACGGGAACGAACCGAAAGGCAAGCCACCGTTTGCGTCACCACTTGGGAATCGCTTGCGACAGTCACTAATTCTTTTGCCGCATACGTCAGCGTCAACAGCAGCCGTATTGGTGACTTGCTCAACTTTTGGTTCTGTTGTGATCGGATCGTTGTCTGAGGTCCAAGTGACATCACTGCCGTCAGAATCCTCAATCACTAGAACCCCATCGTCTTTGAGACGTAATTGCTTTGCATTTAAGAATCCAGTGGCAGTGACTTTGTAGCCAGCGCCTACCTCTTGCAAGGTGCCTGCCGTCGGATGGTTGTCACGGAACGGGTTGTTAGACGTAATAGGGATATTTGCTACCCAGTCTTCTTTATCTCTCCAAAGACCAGTCTGACTATTGATTGTGATCCCTGTAATCGTGTTCCATCCGAAACCCGTGTAGTTGTTGTTGCTCGCTGAATAGTGACCAGCAGGCAGGGCAATGGAGGTTAGGTTGAAAGTGATGTTGACAGAGCGGCTACCGTACTCAGGATGCGTCTCAGTAAAGTTCTTAGTTGCTGTTGTGGTCTGCCCTGCAGCCGAAGGGCTGCTTCCTTTCAGCTCCCATGTGAAAGCGCCCGATTTCCCGCTAACAGTGTCAAGCGGATACCACTGGTCAGCGCCATCAATACTGAGGCGCGTTAGCGATGAAATCTGCCCCAACCTATGCGTATCCGTGCCAGTCCAAACTACAGAGCCGCCAGCGTAATCATTCCGGGCTACATCATCGTTATACAGGACAAGGTTGCCATCACGCTGCATTACTAGCGTATAGCCATTGGCGTTTCTGCCGATGTTTGTATTAGACGCCCATACTGAATTCGCCGCGATTTTTTCTGGTTTTTTGTAAACCACAAAGTTTCCATCCCCTTGGACTTCAGCGGCGAACCAGCCGTTAGTTGACACTAGCGCGTTGCCTTCAGTCAGTGATGAGTTTGCAGTCAGCTTTTCTTGATTAGTTGAATACCCAAAGCCTGTGGCGGCAACCAACGTGATCTGTTCGCCTGTCACGTCAAAGGCATTTGAGCCGCTATAGCCGCACTCTTTGCCTTTGTATTCCCACTGACAAAGGTTCTGCATCACAAGGCGGCGCGGTGCCTTTGCGTCACCCATGTCAAAAGAAGAAACCAGTTCAAACTCAACAAAGTCTCTGGTCTCAGTAACCTTGCGATCGATGTAGTAGATCTCCTCTGGAAACTGTGCGTTGGCCCCAGAGTCAGGGTTGCCGTAAGGATTAACGCCGTTCTCCCAGTTATCGCTGTCTAAAAAACGGCTAAGGGTGCGGATACGTTTTACCCTTGCGCCACTTAGGTCGTTGCCTGGGGTGATTTGGTTGACGCCCAGCAGCAAGGCAGTTATTTGGCTCTGCAGGTTTGCAAAGCGAATTGACGGCCTAGGCAACGTGCCATCCCCATTGAACTCAAAACCTGATGCCTCTACCGGCAAAGGGACATAAGGAGTGCCGCCATATTTAATCGAAAAAGCATCAACGATGTCATCGGCGGTAGTTGGCGCGGTCGTCTTTTGATTGCGGCCTGCGTGGAAGTAATACTCTTCATCAGAGCCGTGCAGATCTTGAAACAGCTTCAGCTCAAACAGCTCAATGATTGCAAAAGGGCCGGAGTTAAGCAGTTCAACAAAAGCAGTGCTCATGGCTCAATAACTTCTTGGAACGTTGCAGTGATCGTTGCCCTGTTCAAATACGGTATGGACTTCGACCAATCTTGGCAAATCCACTT